ATCTACAACATAAATAGGTGTTCTAAGTTCCTCACAAAGTTTTTCCCTTTCATTGATAGGAAGTCTAGAAATTGATATTTTTCCTTCAATTGCAAGTTCTGAAGCTTCAAACCATAGGGAAGATCGGGTATTAGGAAATTCTCTCCAGCGTACCGCTTCAGATGATGAATTAACACCATAGAACAGATATTGACCACGATTATCAACAACACCACCACCTACACCACCTTCATCAATTAACACCGGAATTTTATATTCAGGTTGGTTTTTGCTAGCATATTTATTGCAGAACTCTTTTATCTTTTCTGCAAATTCTTTTGTGGATAAACCACGATATTCTTTCATTTCAAGAATACAACTACCTTTTCTCACAACTAAACAAGATCGATCATCACCAAAGCGGGCAGGATCTGCACCAATTTGGATTGACCAATTTTCATTCATTTCAATTGGATCAAGTAACTGTTTAAGACACATTGCAGACCAAACCGAATTAATTGCCTTGGTTGGATATCGGCCGAGAACCTGAATGTCAAATAAAGGATCTTCAACCATGTAACCCTTATCTTCAAATTCAAAGTAACCGGGTTCACCTTCTTCACCTTCCATTGCAGACCTACATTCATTTCTTAATCTGTTTACAACATATTCATGATTGATTGCACCGGGTATTAAATCTTGCTGATAAACAACATTAGGATGATCTAAAGCAGATAAATGAAATACTTTCCAATCTGGTGAATTCTCTGCAAAATATGCAGGGCTTGAAGAATCGTAAGGGTTGAAGATGCAGAACCAAAGGCAATTTTCTTTTGATGCTGATAACATCGATTCGGCCCGCTCCCAAAAGGTAGGTTCAATGCCTGATGCTTCATCGAATAAAATACACAAACCACCAGCGGAATGCCTACCCTGAAACGCATCTGCTTTTTGTGCTGTTAAACCTTGAATATAATGACTAGGTGATTTCTCTAGCCTATTTGCTTTTGGTAGCCAATTTGGATCACCCAAGCGAACCCTTCTAAGTTCTTTGAAAACACCGTCACGAATTTGTTGGGATACAGGAGCAGATATAAGAACTTCAGAAGGTGTAAAATGATCATGAAACCAACTTGCAATAACTGCACAAAGATAAGTTTTTCCCTGATTGTGGGCTGATCGAACTAATACTTTTCTTGCACCGTCTGCAACAGCTTCAAAAATTTCCATTTGTTGATTTGTTAATTTTATTTTCAGGTAGTTGCAATACTCCCTTGGATTCTTGGGAATCTGAATAATCTTCCTGTTCGCTTCCTGATACTCCTTCAGAACCTTGATTTGTTCCAATTGTGCCTGTAATGCTGGACTCGATAAGACCTTTTGCCAATTCTTTAGCAATTTGTTTGTTGATTGCGATTTCGATGTTTTGCCCATTTTCTTTTGCTCTGTTGTTGCGTTCTATGATCCATTGCATTGCTCGCCAATCTTCTGCACCATGTTCATTGATTATCTTTTGCATGGCAATGGTTGCTTGTGCTTTTGCCTTAACACATTCAACTTTATGCCAATGTTCTAAATCATTTTTAGAAACTCCAAAAGCTTTCATAGCTAATTTGATATCAACACCATGCTGGATATTTTCCAACATTTCATAAAATGTATCAGGTTCAATCATGTTGGGAATTCCTTACCACCGGGAAATTGAACATCTTCAGGGGTTTCAGGGTCAAGCAGCATTCGCATCATTTCCAAAGTTTCAGAAATGTAAATTATTGAAGCTGCAACACTTTTAGAATGATCATTCTTTTCCCAAGCTGCTATTGCTTCTATCATCCAATCTGCACCAGCTTTTTCCAACATATTGATTTTCCCTTATAATAATGTTAACATTGACAATATTATTTTAACATGATTGGGGATTTGTGTAAATATGGCTGATCTGTATTCTACGATTGAAAAGCTTAAAAATATAATCAAAGCCAAAAGTTTGATTCGTAGAAGATCGGATATTTTTACTAAGGGCGGGTTGGGAGATCCCAACAAGCTTGTAAAACTTGGAAAAGAATACATAGGACTTCCCAAGAAAATAAATTCAAGATGGATGAAACAACTTGAATATTATCCGATTGAAGGAAGTCAATCAGGTTCAGTAGTTATGAGGGTTAAAACAGGCCCGGTTGCTTACATTTATCCAAGAATAGGACAAAAGGTTTTTGTAACTTGGATCGATAAGAAAGCAAGGGGAGGAAAGATTTATTGGTATGGTGTAGGAACACCATCATTAAAAGATTATTCAATTGTTGCAAGGAAATCGCATAGGGGGAGAAAGACCACAACAGGAAGAATTGGTAACCAACAATTGAAAAAAAGACAATTAAAGAAATCAGGGTTTAGCTACATTCCTACAAAAATTAGAATGAAAGCTGTTCGAGGAACAAGAAACCCAAGGAAGAAATAATGTACCTAAACCCATATTATCGCCATGTTGCAGATTTAAAACGAGAATTTGCAATGGGAGTTACCAAAGGACATATCAAAATGATTATTGATATGTTGTCTAGAAAAGCTGAAAGAGGTAATTTAAAAGCTGCTAATATGCTTTTAAAAGCTATTCAAATGCAAAACACATTAGATGTTAGGCACGATGATAAACATGAAATTGAAATCATTATGGGATCACCTACAGATGGATTAATGAAATCCATGAGGCCGGGCGGGATTGTTTTACATAATTCTGTAATTGATGAAGACGAAAAGAAACAAGGTTGATATAATTGGTTTTGTGTCTGAATAATTCTAGGGGTTGTTTTCGCAATTTCCTGATCCGAATTTCCCCTGTAGTAGAATTGCATCAAGGGGAAAAGTTTTATTCAGACACCCTAAAATCTTTGCATTGCATACATTTCTTCCAATCCGTTTTTCCATGAACATCACATAAGCGAACCCACTTCTTAGGACAATTACAATCTTTTCTGTCGATTACTTTTCCAATGTGTTCACATTGCTCTGGATTAATCATCTCCATTGGATTTCTAAAATTCATCAAGTTTGATGTTTCGATATATTGAACACCTTCAAGAATTTGATTAAATTCAATTGGCAATGCTTCTTCAATAAATTCGTTTACAACTTCTTCAATGATTACATCGCATTGAAATCCAAAAAATAATGCACCTGTTAAATGCGATTCAATACTAGACCAAGGGAATGTTACATTTATATTTGTAATTGGAACAGAATAATAATAATTATAATAACTATCAACATTACCAAATTTCATTTTAGGATATTTTATTTTTAATGGGCTTAATGATATTATTTCAAACTCTTGTTTATAAAATTCAGAACCCTCGGGGTTTATTTCAAAATTAGATAAATATATTGGTACATTAGGATAAGTTGCAGGCATAGAAAACTTTATAGATAATGTGAAATAACTGTATAAAAAACTAGAAGGTAATACACTAAAAGAAAAATCAAATACACTATTAAATAAAGTTGGGTAATTACCGCTAGTAGAATATGATGCACCTAAAATATCTGCATTAACATTAGTCTGATCAATATTGTTTGGATTTACATTTTCATATCTTGGAAGATTTTCAATTGATACATCTTTGAAACCATAAAGAAATTTAACTGACAAATATTTGTCTTTGTATAGTGTTTCTAATCCAACATTAGGAATGTAAATTCCATTGTTTGCATTTTCCAATGTGGTTGCAATTCTAATTAATGATTGTCCAGCAGTTTGCTTTTCATCCTTAATTTCTTCCATGTAAATAGAATAAAACGGAGTAAAGGATATATCTACAGCGGTTGCACCACTACCACCACCACCAGAAATAACTACAGTTTTATTTGATGTAAAGTCTTTTCCTTTATTGTAAGTTGTAACCGATACAACTTTACCACCGCTAATAGTTGCATATGCTGTTGCACCTGTACCACCACCACCAGAAAGAGTAACAGTTGGAACAGATGTATATCCAGAACCCCCATTGGTTACTAAGTAATCTAATCCAACAAATTGAACTTCATTACCTGTTTTCCAAACATCTTCATCACCATTAATTAATAAACAACTTTTGAATCTATCAGGAACACCAAAATCAGGATAAACTCTACCGGGAAATGCGACATAAGAAGTAAGAACCGGGGGATCTATTGGAATGATATCTTTCTTTATTACATTAAAATATGAGTTTGATGCTGGATTTTTTCTAACAAAAAATTCATTACTTGCGTTTACATTAGGTGGTAAAAAAGCAATGTTTTGAAATTCCTTATAAGAATCAGTAAAAGCCATCTGCACCATAAAATTATTAAATGCTTCTTCTGTATAAAAAGGATCTCCTATTAACGGTGTAGCTTGAAAGTAATTTAATGCTTGATAATATTTCAACATATTATATTGTGGAACTTTTTCATAATTCTCAAAATTAACTTTTATTTCAGTAACTCTTTTTAATTTGTCTGGAATATTTGCTAATTGGCAATATGGAACACTTTGAAAAGAAACAATAATATCAGATTCAAAACCACCTTTTAAAATTGCTTGGTAAGTTAGTGGAACTTTTCCTAATGCAAGATTAGGTCTATTACCACCAGAATTATGCCCATAAAGATTTGTTAAAAGTGTTTTACCAGTCCACAAAACATTCTTGATTGTTAATGTTGTTCTACCTGATGAATCTGTAGTAGTTAATATTTGGGTTCTGTTTGTTTTTGAAGCTGTATAATTAATAGGTAATGTTGGATCTGTAGGATAATCATAATAACCTCTAATACGGTGAGGGTCTTCCCAGTATATATAATCTCTTTTAATTCCAAAAAATATTTCGTTGTATGGATCACCACAAGGCACATTAACATATCTGTAATCATAATAATAAGATATATCTTGAAATTGACCATTTTTAAAATAATTATTTAATTCTTGGTTTTCAAAATATGTAGAAGATATTACAGAATAATATGCTGCAATAGTACCTAAAGAACTAATTTTTGTTACAACTTGTTTATCTCCTACTTGTTGATATGAAGAATAATCTATTCTGTTTGTATTTATTACAGAAATTTTGGAAGAAAATACCCCTTGTTTATCAATTGAAAATTTATTTAAAACATAACCACTTTTAAAAATAGGTCTGTTTGTTCCAGTATCCATATCATAAGACCAATTGTAACTGTCTCTAAAACCAGTACATACAAGATTGCTTGAATTAGGAGATGTATAAATATTTTTTGTTGAACTAATAAATGTATAATTAGGATGCAAATAAGAAAAAGGATATTCGGAAACATCAAGAAAAAAAACAGGATTCATTATTTTTAATATGTTGTTTGAACATTCTGCATTTGGATTTGCACCTTCAACACTAAAATCATGGGATGATATATATGATAAATAATTATCATAAGAACCAGAATCAGAACCGTTTTCATATATATTTTTTTGCAAATATGTTGCATAAGCAAAAAAATTTAATTGCCCACTTCCAGTTTTTGTCTCAAATGTATTTAAAGGAATATAAACGGATGCTTCTGTAGAAAAAGAAGTTGTTCCATTTACAACTGCAATACCATAAGGAAAAGCTGTTTTTTCATTGTAAAAAGAAGGGTTTTTCCAATAACCAGATTTGTATGGGGGATACCAATAAAGAGAAAAATACATTGCTCTTTGTGTTGTTTCTCCATTGCAATTTAAAAAAGGATAATAAATTAAACCATCTGCTAAACCTGTTGGGTTTTCACTTTGTGGTATTGGATTTGGTGTTAAAACATATCCACTAAAACTGCTGTTTGCTACTGGAATCATATAATCAGAGAATTCTATTATCGTTGATCCAATAGAATTTTCATTAATAATAGGTGGTGCTGCTTTAAAATTAGTTAGTTCTAAAGTTGATTCTTCATTTCTTTTAATGCAGTATCCACAAGTACAACAAGAAACTATTCCTTGACCATCAAAGATTGTGTTTCGATGAATTACATTTTCTTTAATATTGTTTGTTGGTCTATATGCCATTGTTTCCTCTATGGTAAATCGTACCAACCTTTAACACCTGATGAATTTGTTCCATAATATTTATTTGCACCGGGAGTTAATTCATCATTTACAAGTTTAAACTGTATAGTTGAATTTAATGCGTTTTGTTTTGGTACAACTGAAGAATCTGTAGGTGTAGTAAATGCAACAGTTGTAAAAGTTAAACCGCTTCCTGTTGATGTAACAACTTTTCCAGATGTTCCAGAATAAGATTGAGGGCAATCTTTAAGGTTGATAAACGACAATGATGGAACAATAACCGAAGCTGGATTTGTTGAGGTAAAGCTTAAACCTGTTGCGGTTGGATTGACAGCTACATAATAATTTGCAACACCAGCATAAGAATCAGGAGTATCGTTTAAAGTAAGAAAACTTTTTCTTGCATCTTCTGCAATCTGTACTGTTTCAGAAGGGTAAAAAGTTGCATAGGTATTTGCAAGAACACCATTAACACAAGTAACATCTGTAACAACTGTAATACCTGTAGGCCCGGAAACAAGCGAATTTAATAAAGTGACTATAGGTCTTGGATCTGAATTAACAGGATCATTTGGAAATGGATTGTAAGATGATCCAACATAGTAACCAACATATTTTCTTCCAGAAACTAATTCACCACCGTTGATATCTTTGCCCCAAAATGTACCCATGTTTGCAGAAGATTGAGAAAGTGTATCAAAACCTAATGCAGGGTAATAACCGTTAACAATCCCTGTTTCATCAATCTGTACAAAACATTTTGAAGATGGATCTAAACTTCTAAGGAATTCGTAAACATCTCTACCATCAGTTGAATCTGTACCACGATATCTAGAAACATAAACTAAACCTTGACCTGATACACCTACATTGCCAGCAAAATTACCTTGATTAGTTGGTTCATCGATATCATAAGGCATTGCATAAAGTTTAGGACAAGTTTCCCTAGAATCAAAATCAGCGAACAAACCACCAATAACTTCTTCAAAATCTGTACCGTTCCAAGATACTTCATAGAAATCGTAATACCTGTAATAACCTGTAATTTCTACTTCATCACCATAAGGTATTTTATTATTAACTCTAAAATAAAGAAATGGTGTTAAACCTTCATTTGAAATTGTGATAGAACCTGTAGCAGCATCAAAGCCAACATTACTACCGCTTCCCTGTACAGGTTGTATTCTCATGATTTTTGCCTTAAATAAAAATAGAACACTAACAATCTAGTGTTCTATTATAACCTAAAATAACCCCATTTATTAACCTTTAATCAGCAAAGCCATACATTGGATTACTTGAGGATATTGCATAAAATTATTAGAGGGATAGGATAAAACAGATTTTGCTAAATCAATTTCTGGAACAGGTATACCACGAATTCCAGTCATTACATAATCAGCAAAAGCATTTACAGCTTCTTCCCTTGTAGCTTCCCCTTTAACAAACTTTTCAAAAACATCTAGGGAGGGATGAACTGGAGGAATTCCAGATTGACCCATCATTTGAGGATTCATAAAACTTCCTTTCTTATCGACCACAGCAACTAGAACCACGCAAACTGAAACGAAGTTTTCCACCACGAAAAACTTGCGTATCTGTTTTAATCGTTTCAATCTTGATCGTTTTTTCAACCGTATTTTCTACTTGCACAACTTGTGCAACTTGTGCTGATGAAGCAGAGCATTGACCATTAGCACATGAAGAACCTCCTCTGCGGGCAGGTAAATCAACTACAAAACCAACCGCCAAAATTAATGAAAACATTTCAGAATCCTTTCAAAAAGTTACAAATTCCAGTCAATAATTCTTGCTGGATACCCTTCAAAATTTGAAAAAGAAAACACTTCTTCTTTGCAAATTCGATCCATATCAGATTCTTTAATCCAATATGATCCCTTTGGTTCTCCAAAATTACCGGGGGGAGTGCCATGAGCATTGCCCCAAGAATTTTGAATTAGGAATATTAGACCAAAATCAGGATGTGTAGTAAATCCCAAACATGATTGTTGATGTCCCCAAGTTTGATTTCTTGAAGCTAATTGTATTGCTGGTGTTCCAGATGGTTTAATTTTTATATCACTAAAACCCCACCAATCCGATGCAATAGTAACTGGATACCCATTAGTTAAAGCTTGTTTAACTTGTAAAGCGTTTACAAGTTTGCTTGTGGATTTAATTTTAAAATGATTAGCTTTTTCTTTTAAATTAATTGGGGGTTTATCACCGTTTGACCAAGCCATTTCAGCAGCAGCACCAAATGTAAATGAACCATCAGATTCTTTAATCGGTTGAGGATAACTAGGATCTAGGGGAGGGCAACCATCTTCATTCAAAGATTCTGCCATGCTTGAACCAAAAGAACCTTCACCACTACCACGAAGACCGCCACGAGATCGAGATTGCCCATAATTATAAAGAATAAATGGAACTCTAAATTCCTCGTAAGATTGTCTTAATGTTACGATTTCAACCGCTTGCAATGTAGCTAGCATTGCTAAAGCACCTTGAGCGACACAAGAACCAGTTTTTTGATTCCAAGGGAAAAAATCATAGCCACAAGCCTTATTAACTACCTTATATAATAGAGCTTCTTTAGCTTCAACATCTTCCCCTGAAATCATAAATGGAACTAATGTTGCATTAAATTTATCTTGAAGTTCTTGGGGTTGCGATTCAATTGGCAACCAACCAAATTTGTTTGCAACTTCTACAGGTTTTTTAAAACCTCCAAATGGTTCATCCATTATTTCAACTCCTTTGCAATTTGATTAAATTCTTTCGAAAGAAGATCTCTTAGTTTTTGATCAAGTTTCAATGAAGCATCTTTTGGAAGATTTTGATTTAATCTCTTTCCAATTACATCTCTAAGATTGGCAAGTTCATTTTCCATGAATTGTTTATTAATATTTGCTTTTGCTGTCTTAAAAACATCTGTAAGAAATTCGTAGTCATTTTTCTGGCATTCCTTAGCAAGTTCTTCGTAGAACATAGACAACCATTTTACAGAATCTTTATTTTCTTTTGATGCTGCTTTTGTAATATCTGAATCAATTGGATTAACTGGAATAGGTTCAGGATTTTCACCAATTAAAACTGTTGTAAATGCTGGATCAGAAGGCCCAAAAGCATCACCAACATATGCAAAAACTCTGTAAGCACCTTCAGATTGAGCCGTAACAATCAAAGTTTTAGAATCTTTAAGAAGATCAACAGGAAAAATATTTAAACCTTTATCAATCGAAACCCACTTAACAGATTTAGATTCTGTTTTTGCAGGGATCGTTACAAATGCTCCTATTTGCCCTGTTATTCTTGCAGGTAACTCTATAGTTGGAATTTGCAGAAACACTAATAAAACGATGTTTAGCATGGTCTATTCCTTATTCGTTCAGACATTGTTTTGCAATCTGT